AATATTATAACGGATGGCCTCCACGTGTCAAAAATCTATAGAATAGAAGGTATACTATATATTGGCACCAATACACCAATAACATGAGTAAGAGTTGAGAGCCTCAATCGGTGTACACCCTTCTTATTACAAATATGCCACTGCAGAAACGCTTTCGCTTAAATGCCAAGAACTTCTTCATCACTTATCCAAAGTGCTCTCTCACGAAAGAAGAAGCTCTTGACCAGTTACGTTCGATAACCACTCCAGTAAACAAGAAGTTCATCAAGATATGCAGGGAACTCCATGAAAATGGGGAACCTCATCTTCACGTGCTCATCCAATTCGAAGGAAAATACCAATGCACGAATAACAGATTCTTCGACCTGGTTTCCACATCCAGGTCAGCACATTTCCATCCAAACATTCAGGGAGCTAAGTCGAGCTCCGACGTCAAGTCCTACATCGATAAAGACGGAGATACACTTGAATGGGGAGAGTTTCAAATCGACGGCAGATCTGCTAGAGGAGGTCAACAATCGGCTAACGATTCATATGCAAGGGCGTTAAATGCAGAATCTGCAGACGAAGCTCTACAGATAATCAAAGAGCATCAACCACAACATTTTGTCTTACAATATCATAATTTAGTCACAAACATATCCAAAATATTTCAAAAACCCCCGGAACCATGGGTTCCTCCATTCCAGTTGTCCACATTCAATAATGTTCCAGATATAATGTCAGAATGGGTTAGTCAGAATATTGCCGATTCCGCTGCGCGGCCAATTAGACCTATATCAATTATTATTGAAGGATCATCAAGAACAGGCAAAACATTATGGGCCCGTAGTCTCGGGCCTCACAACTACTTATGTGGTCATATCGATCTAAATTCAAAAATTTACTCCAATAATGCATGGTATAACGTCATTGATGATGTTGATCCCCATTATTTAAAACACTTTAAAGAGTTCATGGGGGCCCAGAGGGATTGGCAATCAAACTGCAAATACGGAAAGCCAATTCAAATTAAAGGTGGAATTCCCACTATCTTCCTTTGCAATCCAGGCCCCCATTCATCATATAAGGAGTTTCTCAGTGAGGACAAAAACACATCACTCAATGACTGGGCACAGAAGAACGCCATCTTCGTCTCCATTGAAGAACCTCTCTTCACCACCGAAAATTAAACCTCGCCATAGATACGCGAAAAAACAAATAAGACGAAGAAGGATTGATCTGCAGTGCGGCTGTTCTATTTACATTCACATTAACTGCAGAAACAATGGATTCACGCACAGGGGAACCCATCACTGCAGCTCAGGCGACGAGTGGCGTTTATATTTGGGAGGTTCCAAATCCCCTCTATTTCAAGATAACCAGAGTAGAGAAACCACTCTTCACACACACGACGGTGTTCCACATACAAGTCCGAGCCAACCACAACCTGAGGAAAGCGTTGGCTCTCCACAAAGCCTACTTCAATTTCCAAGTTTGGACGACATTGACGACAGCTTCTGGGCAGATTTATTTAAATAGATTCAAGTTTCTTGTAATGTATTACTTAGACAATTTAGGTGTTATTTCAGTTAACAATGTAATTAAAGCTGTCTCTTTTGCAACGAACAGAAGTTATGTCAACGATGTACTTGAATATCATGAAATAAAATTCAAATTTTATTAATTCATTATCGAATCATAAAAATAGATCCGAATTTTTAGAGTAGCATACACAGGATTAGAAGCATGAGTACATGCCATATACAATAATAGAGCATTCTCAGTATGGTTCTCATATTTAGCAGCTTCCTGATGGTTGTAGACGACATAATTATTCACCTTCCAAAAACGCTTGACCAAAGATTGCTCGTTGCTGGCATATTGTCCACCTGTAACCTTGGCATAAAATTTGTGCATGACTTGGAAACGATCACGGAGGTCGTTCTTAACAGTAGCTGTACTAGGCTCATTATCGAACATATTAAAAACTTGGCCAAAATCCATAGGGGTGCCATATGGTCGTCTATCCCTGACTAACCAAAACATGACACTGTTGGTGTGGTTCTTCAACTTGATGTTGTCGTCCATCCATACTTTCCCTAAAATGTAAACAGACTTAACACAGAATCGTTTACCAACACGATGGGTAATACCATTACCACGAGTCACGTCGGATATACACATAACCTTACCAACATGAGAAACATCATGTCTCTGTTCAAAAGACTGGATTTTACAGGGCCCTTCACAGCCTTTCGGAACATCGGGGGATCTATACATACGATATATCCTGGGCTTCCTGTACATGGGCCTGTTTACCCAAGCATTGGTCCTGTTGGATTTTGGGCCTCCACCAGGTGAATAATTAGCATTGCGACTAACCTTTGAGGTCCCCGCAGTATAACGCCACGGGGCATCCCGCTTAGGCATTTTGAATTAAAGACACTGGCTCCACGGACACGAGGTCGATTTATAGAAAAGAACTTGGTCAGCAAGTTTAGACACACATATCTAGACGCGCCAGTGTAATTTTGATTGGACAACGCAAAATAAATATCTTTAATTCAAAATAAAGCATACGTGGACCAGTACGAAAAGGGATACACCACGAACCCCGGTCGGCCATCCGGT